CACGCAGTCGCCTGAGATCAGGAAATCAGTTAAAAATGTGCAAGGGCAAGAAGGGACTATTCCGCTAAATCTTATCGATAAGGCAATGGGTAAAGAACCTATTCCGGAATATACTGCAGCTAAACTTATGCTCAAGAAAGCAGAAGAGCAGGGTATAAGGGTGCCGTCTCAAGGGGTCCGAGCAGCACTACAGAAAGTAGTAGATATAGGGCCACAAGCTCCGCAGCAAGAAGCCGGTGTGAAAGAGATTCAGAAATGGTTGGATAAATATATACCGAAGGCTGAAGCAGCTACAACTCCTGGTCAGGTGCCCCTTAAAGAAGTAACAGTTCCCAAAGAATTCTCCCCCTCTGGGAAGCCACAGATGCGAATTGATGAATTGTCACCGCAAGCCGCAAACCAACTAAAATCCATTGCAGGTAAAGGGGACATTCCCCCTACGGTCGCCGAACGAGTAAAACAGCTCATGGCCGAGAAAGTTCCGTATGGGGAACGTGGTAAAGATTTCCTTGAGAAGCAGTACCAAAAATCTGCTTTTGCAATTCGCCAAGCAATCAAGGAGACTATGGGGAAATCAGGCTTTTCGGAATATGAGCCAGCTATGAAAACAACGGCCCTAAAAATGGGAAGGGCAGCACCCATACAGAAAATTCTGGGAAACAAGGATATTCTGCGTGCGGAAGGCGGAAATTGGGAGAAAAGAGCAGAAAATTTACTGAAAAAGGCTTATAATCCGCAGGATCCTTTCGGCGAAAATCCCCACATGAAAATTTTGAAGCGTTTTGATGAGGTATGGGGGACCAATTTTGCGGATGAAGCTCAGGCCTTGGGTATAGCCAGACAAATGGGCGGTAAAACAGGGCCTACTTCAGGCCTGCCAATTTTCTCACGGCTGGAAACAGGCCGAAGTCTGCTAGGCACGATTCTATCCGCAGGACTAGGTTATGGAAGTCATATGGCTGGGGCATCCCCTACAGCATCTATATTAGCAGGTACGGCTGGGATGGCAGCACAATCCCCTGCGGCATGGAGAGAAGCTATTTCTGCTGCTCCAGGAGTTGCCCGTTCACTTACCGCGGCCCCCGCTTTGGGATTACGCCAACGAGCTCTCAAAAAATCGATGGGGGAGTAGTGTGGCCCTTCCCTATTATCCTCTCAGTAATGCCGGCGTTAATGATGCTGTCAAGATCAACGCCGACCTTAACTACCTCGACAACAGGCTTGCCGGAGCTACAGGCCTACAGGGTCCCCGGGGGCAGACTGGGGTAAGGGGTAGTCCTGGAATTGATGGTTCTCAGGGCATTACCGGTGCTGCCAATTTTATAGATAATTCCGACGTCCCTTTCACTCCGGTAAATATTACCCCCTCGCTTTATTGGTCCGAATACAACGAAGCTTTGTACGCCAAGACGAACGGATCCACAGGAGCCTACGTCCAAATAAGTGCCGGGAGTCTTTCTGGAACTACAGGACTACAGGGGCCTACTGGAATTCAGGGCGGAATAGGTCAAACTGGAATTCAAGGTCAGACGGGTGTTCAGGGGCCTACTGGAATTCAGGGCGGAATAGGTCAAACTGGAATTCAAGGTCAGACGGGTGTTCAGGGGCCTACTGGAATTCAAGGGATGCCAGGTGTAACCGGACTTGCATTGGGGCAAACCGGAATTCAGGGTGGAACAGGAATTCAAGGTCAAACAGGAATTCAGGGTAGAACTGGAATTCAAGGTCAAACAGGTCTTGGACCTACGGGGCTGCAGGGTCCAACAGGGGCGTATGGGGGGCCACAGGGTAATACAGGCCTTCAAGGACAGACTGGATTACAAGGCCCTTTTAATAATCCATATGCTTATATGTGCCAAGGTGATGATGTTATAAAAAATACGATTTTAACCACAGTTGGTTATTATAATTTTCAAGGCTTTGCATCTCAAATAACAAGTGGTATAACTGCCGACACAACTGAGAGAGTTGCAATAACAGCTGGCAATGACGGTATATATGCGGTAGGATTTGGGCTAAGTTGTATTCCTGTATATGCTTACCCTACCTACGTAAAAATATATATTGCAAAAAATAATGTTAATACATCTATAGCTGGAGATATAGATAATAATGAGGGTCAACTGGATTCTACTAACTCTTTTTCTTGGAATCCATGCAGCAGTGCTGGTCTTTTGGATTTGGTAAGTGGGGATTATATAGGGTTGAGAATTTATAATCCTTTCAATGTCAGGGTAGAGATGTGTATTAGGCATGCCGGATTATATGTGTATAGGATAGCTTGATATTATGTTGGGGTGTGATTACTAATGTCGTGGCCACAATTACCTACTGACGGGCAATCTTATGTCAATCCGCTAGGAACGACCTATATCTATAGGTCGCTCACTAACTCGTGGAACATACAGGTCAGTAATATTGGGGTCACCGGCTTTCAGGGCCAGACGGGAATTCAGGGTGGAACGGGAATTCAGGGTATCACCGGATTAGCATTAGGTCAAACTGGACTTCAAGGTCAGACGGGAATTCAGGGTGGAACGGGAATTCAAGGTATCACCGGATTAGCTTTAGGTTCCACTGGAATTCAGGGTCCTACAGGTGCTTATGGAGGACCTCAGGGAGTTACAGGCTTTCAAGGCCAGACAGGAATTCAGGGTCAGACGGGTGCAAATGGTGGACAATATTATGAATCAGTAGCTATAGCTGATACATGGATAGATTCTGGGCATAAAGATACAAATTATGGGCATAATAGTACAGTTAGTATCGCTTCTGCTTATGGATACAGTGAATCTAGACCCTTTTTCAGATTTGATACTACAGGACAGTCCTCTGCTGGCCAACCTGGATCGATAGTTACTCAGGCATGGATTACATTTAGAGCCTCTCAACTCTATATTAGCAGTCCATTGCAACACGAGTTGTATTATACTCGGCAGAATTGGACGGAATATGGCTGTACCTATAATAAATATGATGGAACGAATAATTGGATAAATTTAGCCGGATTTGCAGAACCCGAAACTGACATGATATCATGCGGCTCAGTTGTATTAGATGGTGGTACAAATGATTATACTATTGCATTGAATTCTCACGGATGTTCCGTTTTAAATAATATGATATTGGCTGCTGATAGTACTGGATCATTTACTTTAGATTCTTATCCACACTATAATAGCGGGTGGCTATATTGGGATATAAATACAAGGGAAAATGTTGTCCCCAAGCCTACATTACATTTTTTCTACGCTCCAGCAGGTAAACCGGGTCTGATAAACTACAGCTACAGCAGAACTATCGATGGCGGTGCAGCGGCGTCGGTTTATTTACCCACCCAGAAATTCGAGGGTGGTGCAGCGGCGTCGGTTTATTTACCCACCCAGAAATTTGATGGGGGATATGCATAATGGCAGACATTCTTCAGGTCCGCAGGGACACAAGTTCAAACTGGCAAGCCGTGAATCCTACTATGGCCCAGGCCGAATTGGGCTATGATTTATCCTATCATGCTTTCAAGGTAGGGGATGCTACTAGCAATTGGAATGCGCTGCCTTGGTCTGGCCTTGGCATGACGGGCATGCAGGGTATAACAGGAATTCAGGGCGGAACCGGATTACAAGGCCAGACAGGTTTTCAGGGTAAAACAGGAATTCAGGGTCAAACTGGTATTCAGGGCGGAACCGGCGTTGCAGGTCAGACAGGTTTTCAGGGTCAAACTGGAATTCAGGGTGGAACTGGAACTTCTGGAGTTACAGGTTTAATAGGCTCTACGGGTTTACAGGGCCAGACTGGAATTCAGGGTCAGACAGGATTCCAAGGTCAAACCGGAATTCAGGGCGGAACCGGATTACAAGGCCAGACAGGTTTTCAGGGTAAAACAGGAATTCAGGGTGGGACTGGAGTACAGGGCGGAACTGGTGTAGCAGGTCAAACTGGATTACAGGGCCAAACTGGAATTCAGGGTCAGACAGGATTCCAAGGTCAAACCGGAATTCAGGGTGGAACTGGAATTCAGGGTCAGACAGGTTTACAAGGTCAAACAGGCCTACAGGGTCAGACAGGAATTCAGGGTTCGACAGGAATTCAAGGTGGAACTGGAATTCAGGGTCAAACTGGTATTGTAGCCTTCGCCCAATACAACGCCGGAACTTTTACTGGTGCTGCCCAGCTTATTGATTGGGCCAATGGTAAAAAGCAGAAATTATCCATGGGCATGTGTACTGGACTGCAGATCTATTTTGCCGGCGGAACTCAAGGATCCAACACTCAGTTGATTTGTGATTACCTTGGAAATTATACTCCTAAGGGATTCACTGGCCTTCAGGTTCCGGGTGGAACTGCAATAGTATTTACTGGACAAACAGGAATACAGGATGTGGTAAGCGTATATTATGATGGGACAAGGTTCATGGGACAATCAGCACTCAACTTTAAATGGTAATTGACTTATGGCAACATTGACTTTAGGATCAAATTATAGCACTGGTTACAAAGGTGCATCCATTGTTAGCTCTCTTGCAACTAATTCCGAGGATTCTCATCCGTGGGATGCCGGGACTGGAACTCCACGTACAAGACTTAACCGAGAGTCAACAGAGACCTCTATTTTTCTCTTGCGTTTTGATTTGTCAAGCGTACCTGCAGGTGCTATCATTAACAGCGCTAACTTAAAAGTTAGAATTCTAATTGGCGACGTCGCAACCAATTGGGTTGTTTCGGTGCGCAGACTTAAGACCAATTGGGGCGTCACAGATACTGATGCAGGTCCTATGGAACGGCCGGGTACGGCAAACCAGGCAAGTTGGAATAAGGCATTTTGCACGGGCACGGCCTGGGGTGGAGGAGGTGCATTTGCAATTGGTACTGATGCTGAGGCGGCGGAGGATACTCCCTATACATTTGCAACTATTGTGGCCAACGATTGGCATACAATACCTTGCACAACTTGCATAGCTAACACCTTGACGGCTGCCTATAATTATGGATTTTGCCTGTACCCTGATGCTCAAATTACCAGTTTGTATTGCCATTTCTATCACGATTACAAAAATGAGAAAAGTCAGATTGCTTCGGCACCTTATCTTGAAATCGATTACTCAACGATCAACCCTAATACATGGATGGGAGTAGATTTTTAATGCAAAACAAGAAATGTCCGGCGAACAAGGGTGGAAGGTGTTGCACAGGGAATCCCGCCGAAGTTAAAAAATGTGATGGTTGCAAATCAAATAAGAAAAAATAAGGAGATTTTATGGCATTCCCTTCGATTACTTACACTTTCGTCAACAGCACGACGGCCGACGCTACTCAGGTCAATAGGAACTTCACGGACCTGATTAACGGCGTATCAGACGGCGTCCATGACATTCGGGTGAACGACGCCTCAGTGGTTGGCAACTTGACTTTATCTAACGCGCTGTCTGCCCGGACTATTCTGCCTGGTACAGCCGATCTATACGATCTGGGTAGCGCCGCAGGGGCCTGGAATAACGTATGGGCCAACAACCTGAATGTTGAATCCGCGGTGGTTTCTGGTGCCGGCCACGTAGCATTCCGGGCCGTAACGAACTACATAGATTCAGACACAGCCAATTATCTGGACCTACATGCCGCGGATCAAATTCGGGCCAATGGTCCTATGCAGGTTTCCGGAAGCTTCGTCGCTTCTTCTACCCTGCATGTAATAGGGGCTCAGACAAACGACGGGGCGACGACTCTTTCAGGGCCTGTAACTATCAACAGTGCTCTGGCAGTGGCACAGACAGCTACCGTTCACTCCATTACCCCCGCGGCCAATGATACGTACAATTTGGGTAATACCAACGCGGAACGTTTTGGTAACTTGAATGTTACCTCTGCACTAGTATACACCAATTTGCAGGTTGGGGTGAGCTTTGGGGCCACGCTACGATTTGCCACAGCGAACGAATATATCGTACAGCCTTCAGCGGGTCGTTTAGATTTATATGCGAACGGTGGTTCAGGACTGGTGGCAATTCAGGCCGGCACGATTGTCCCGGGCGGCACGGTTTACCCGGCAACCAATTCCGCTTGTGATCTGGGTGCGTCCTCAAACGGGTGGAAAGATCTTTACGTCAAGGGAACCGCTTATATGTCGGGGCCGGTGAATGTTGGAGACCAGGTTCAATTTGACACGAACGCTACCCACTACATTTCTGGTACCTCTAATGCGATGTCCATTCAGGGCGGGACTCTGATAAACATTGGTGGAGGCGGAACCGTTTCAATCTCAGGTGCCGTTCAAACCAACGGTGGGTCCGTAGTGATCAACAGCGGCAAAGCTGCCTACGACCTGGACGTTCACGGCAACTCGGCGACCGATGTTCTATGCGTCAAGGGAACCGCTGGACAAGTGGGAATTCTCAAGTCTACACCATCCCAGGCCTTGGACGTGCTCGGAACCATCGTTGGCACTAACATTGGATTCAGAGGCTGCACTGAATATCTTGCCTCTTATGCATCTGGTTCTTTCGAGGGGCATTATACAGGTGTATCTACTCTGACCACACTGACATTTTATTATGTAAGCGTAGGAAAAATGGTCACGCTATATCTTCCGCATACACCAACGTGTCTATCCACTGCCACAACATTTTCTCTACCCGCGGCCCAAATGCCCGCAGCAGTCGTATCGAAAAATTATAGTGCCAGTGACCGCCCGCTCGTATACTACGGACCAGCAGCTCAATTTGCCGACGCTGGTGCTTCGGCGGCGGGTGGGGTAATGGTAGACGCTGATGCGATTATGTTTACAAAGGGTATAAGTGACACCGCCTGGACCAATTCCGGCGCAAAATCAGTTGATGTCGACCTCATTGTAACTTATCTAAGGGACTAACCAAATGCCAATCAAATCTATGGAACAAGGGATGCACGAGTTTAAAGAAGGCAGCCTTCATAGCGGAAAAGGAGGCCCCGTCGTGACAAATAGGAAACAGGCACTGGCAATTAGTCTTAGTAGTATAGGAAAAAGTAAAAAAAGTCCTGTGATGAAGCGTCGTGCCGCTTTATCACGTGTCATGGGAAAATTGGGGGGATGATGGGCGAGCTCAAAGAGGGTATTAAAGAGGAGCACGAGCACGCTTCTCTTTATAACAAGCTTAAGGATCCGGGTATGCCGGCCAAAGCATTCTACCGTGGGATTGCTATGGCCCATATTAAAGAGGACCCTGAATATTACACCAAATTGGAAAATGCTATGCGAAAAAAAGCTTTAAAGAAGGCTTTTTGAGTAGGTGAACTGAATAAGCTCGAATCCAAGGCTTTTGAATAGCTTCTGACTTCGAATATTCCTTGGCGACACATTTGCCAGGAGCCTCTGCCCTTTATATATAGATTCTATATATTTTATTGCTTCCCGCCCATACCCCATCCCCTGAAATACTACATCAATAAAGATGCCTATCTCATTGAGTTTAGTCACGTAGCAATAACCTATCTTTAAATTGTTATCTTCGATAATCTTGTAAAACGGATAAGGGTTAGATTGAACGAATTCGCAATGGTCGTGGTAGGTCGTCCCCGGTTTATGGCTGATATTAATGGAAGCGTTCCGCTGCTGCAATAATAGCCACAGGAAGTCCCTATCATTCCAGGTTATGTCCCTATAGGTTGTCATTAGATCTCACTTTAAAGCCCTCAGGTACTTCATTTCCTCGAGTCCTTAACTTACCAGTCCATTCATGATCAAACGGATAGATAACCCAGTAGTCACCACGATCATAACAGGTATAGGCCTCATGCTCAGATATCAGATCTTCATGAATCTTCTCGAGAGTCCTTAAGCCTGTTACAGTTATTTCAGGACTAATTTTATTTGCTTCATCCCACATGCGATAGCCCTTCATCTTAGGGATATAGAGACAGCCTCTCTCCATGTCCTCTAATCGATCGATGCAGAATTTAGCGGCATCCTTAACGTCCCAAAAGAACCTGGTCATGTCCTTATGAGTAAGGAGAAGAGGAAGTTGATAATCAGCCCTATCCTTCCAAATGTTGAAAACTGATTTTGAGCTGGAATGCACATTACCGTATCTAACTGAAGCATACTGACAATCGCTGAAGTTATTCCAAGAGGCGAAGATCTTTTCTCCAATAAATTTCTCAGCGCCATAAACCGCAATAGGCTGGCATCCCTTGTCGCTAGAAACAAATAGGGCCTTTTTGATGCAGGCAGCATGACAGGCCTTAGCTACAGATAAGGTTCCGGTGACGTTCGTATGAAGGGACTGCTCAATGTTTCTCTGGTCACAGCGATCAATCATTTTCATCGCGGCCGCATGGATGAGCATGTCACAGCCTCTAATAGCCTGGGTAAGCCTGTCGGTGTCACAAATATCTCCTAAGACATATCTCATAATATTGTCAGGATACTCGGGCTTATCCAAAGCCATGGATTGCTGCTTACCTTCATCTCGAGAGTATATGACAATACGTGAACTGTAATCGTATGATTGTCGGACAATCTCCTGGCCCAGAAATCCCGCCCCGCCTGTTATCGCTATTCTCATCATTATACTCGCTTAAAAATTGGACGTGGGGGAAGACCTCTCAATTTTATTTTTCCTGCTCGTATTGATTCACACACTATTTTAGATTTGTTAATAATCAAATCCCATCCAGATGATAGAAAAGACATTCGAGGAAAAAAGGCCTTTCCAATTATAACTCCTCTATTACACATTTCTTGCATATACTCGTTTAAAAAAGGTCCTTCAAAAATTGCTCGGGTAAAATAGCCCCTCAGTTGCACTACTCCCTTACAAACCTCATTCAATAGCTGAGTTTTTTCTTCGCATAGTGTTATGAAGTTTTCTATTTTATCTTCTGATAGCCAGGAAAGTTCTTTTAAACAATTTTTGATTGGGGTCATTTCACCAGAAAATGTGGTTGATACGAAAACTCCAGGAGTAACCATATCCTTAGTCATACCAACAAAAGCCAGCGAAGAACCGTAGGCCAGCCCTTTACCTAGAGTCATTAAATCAGGTTTTATGCCCCATTTATTTGCAAAACAAAATTTCTCGACTCTTCCCCCAGAAACAATTTCATCCATACATAGCGGAATATCAAAAGCTGTGCAGGCAATTCGAATTGCTTTTATTACATCTCTCACGCTTTCATCCAGCATTACAGGCTCTACGATTACTCCGCCTATTTTGTGATTAGGCCCAAGAGTATTCAAAAAATTCAGTAGGTCCCCATAACTATCAAACTTCGTGTACTGTTGATTGATAGTTCCTAATCCTGGATATTCCTCTGATATGAAAGTTTCTCCCCATCCATGATATGAAACGCCCAGAATTTTATTCTTGCCTGTTTTAGCCCTCATATAGCGTATAGCAGCATTACAGGCTTCAGTTCCGGTTTTAAGAAATTTTACTTTATCCACGGGAAATAGCTGTGTTATTTTTTCAGCTAACAGCACTTCATATACTGTTGGAAGGGAAAATGATTCTGCACACTCATAAAGATTAGCACCTAATCCCGACATAGTATCAAAATATTTTCCTTGGTCAGTTATCAGATAATTACCTTCTCCGCCATAGCAATGAGTCGGATAGACTCCCTCAATGAATTGATCAGGCCGTTTTGAGAATGTTCCCGTTCCATCCACAATCACTTTCTGAGCCCTTTTCCACCAAAAATCTGAAGGTGGCATTTCCTGCTTAAAGGCAAACTCACCATGAAGTTTATCAGCAGCTTTATTATACGCTTCTATTGCTTCTGATAAAGTTTTAAAATTTCCTATGCCATGTTTTTTTGAATTACTAGTTATACATACTGTAAATTGATGAGTTTTTTGAACGAAATGAATATCTTTATAGCCTGTTTCGGTATCTTTATTAGGCCTTCTATTATAGGCATTTTCCTGATGTAGACATATTCTTAGATTTGATTTTCTATTATCTATTGAGTTTCCATTGATGTGATCGATATCCAGATCTTTAGGAAAATTCAAAATCTCTTGATGCATGAGAACATGCTTCAATTTCCCATTGCATACAAATCCCCTGTGAGCATAAAAACAATTTCCCTTTTTATGAACCGACCATTTGTATTTTGAAATTCTATCAAAATCATCATCGTCCACGATTGCATTTAGACTGTATTTTTTTCCTCCAAGTTTAATTAATTTCATACATACTCCTTTTTGTCACCCAGCTCGTCGGTACATTCTTCATAGCTGATTTTGACTCCTGAGTCATACCATTCCTCCACTCGCCGTAGAAGTATTTTCGCATCATGTACAGTAGCGGACTTCCAGCTATCCCCCAGAACAGCTACGGGAATAGGAATGAAATGCCCGCGCATTCCAATCTTACTCACATTAGCTTTCATGATCATTGCGGTGGCTCCTTTGCCGGAACATTATTAAAGGGCGCTTCCATAAGGCCTGCAATCCTGTCGAGATCTTCCTGTGTGTCAACCGATAGCTTGACCATATCAAAAAGATTAATAGGAGGCCTCCAATACACGCAACGTAATTGCTCCCGTTCAGCATACTTGGGATTTATGTAGACATGTGCCGTAACATGCTCCCGGTCGCTCCCTCTAGCATATTGATTCAGCCAATTTACAGTTTTGCGTGACATAATTTCAATGTCGTTTCCGTCAATCTCAAACCTATTTTCCGGATTGCAGTTGCTGGTAAAATCCGCCCGAAGCATTTTATGCAGGTTGATCATGTAAAATAGCCTTGACGGATCAAGAACGGGGCAATCCCCCGTGAGCCTGATAAAATCCGTTTCGTGTCGCAACTTTGATATTACCGTATGATATCTTAATAGCGGTTCGAACGGGCCGGTGAAAAATGGAATTAAAAGATTATTAAAATACTCCTGAATTTCAACGTCTTCATCCGGCACGATAAAATAGGTTTCTGGCACGACTGAGATTACCGTTCGGTAAAGCATTTCGCTGATGCTCAGTTTACCCAACATGGCTTTATATTTACCGGGAAACCTTGTGCTATCACTTCGGGCCTGAATGAGTGCTATCATGTTATCAACCCCTCTACTTTATACGTTGCCTCTTGTGCCTCAGCTATTCCCCATAGGGATGTAGGATCCTTTATCCATTGTTTGATCATTCTTATGTATGACAAATCAATATCGCCGAGGGAAACTGATAGATTATTAATTTGGCACTCGAAGCGATCACCTTTATCGGATAGCTCCGGCATGCTACGGTCCAAATAGATAAGTTGAATTGCATCCCAGAAAAGGCCGTCTTCGCCGCTGATCCAATTCGAATAGCGAACGGAATTTGATTTCGGAAGCAACCGAACAGCATCAGACACGACGAACGACCAATTACAAACCATGCGAAAATCCACATCAAATTCCTCACACATTGCCTGTGTATATTCAAGCTGTTTCCAGTATTTCGTCACCGGCTTTTCGCACAAAAGCGGAACACCGGGCCAGCTTTTGCATACCAACTCGATATCGCTGTAATGGCTTGCGGTCGGCGTGGCAACTATGCATGCGTCAATCGATTCAGGAAAAGGCATAGTCGGGTCCTTTATGTCAAGCTGAACGACTGAGAACGGGAAATTTCTCCGCAGGATAGCAGCGTACCGCCGGCCCATTCGGCCTAGACCGCCAATCACAGCAATTCGTTTCATTCAACCCTCCACATTCTCAGTAACGTTTCGCTGACAGACTTCCCCCGATACTCAATCTTTTTCTCCGTCACCGTAGTCGTCACCCGATAGCCCTCACTGATAGCCCGGCCATACAGGTCACCGCGGGCACTCTTGATGTTTACCAGCCCCGCTGTGGGAATTTCCACGCAATCCCCGACAATCAAGGAAGACCACGGGATATTATCCAGCCATGATTTTCGGTGCCGAACCGGTAAAGGGACGTCTTTCAGAATTTGGTACATTCGAGAACCTCTTTCGGCCTCAGGGCGAAAAATCCGTCAGGGCAATTTGATTTATCTTCCAATTGCATATGGAACTCGATACAAGGGCACCCCGAATCAATAGCTTTCTTAATCCCATAGGTTCCTAGGCCATGATATGATAGCCCATCGAAATGCTCCCACATGCTGGGGTGAAAGGTCACCGGAACCAAATCAGGGTATGAGCCGGGATGTGGCAATAAAAGCTTCTTGATCTTACCCGGAGCCCCCAATCCTACAGCCGGGGTCATTAAGTCGGCATAAGAATACGTGATATAGATTTGCTCCATGGTTTCAGGAACGACCAGCTCTTTAAAAATTTCATAGTTATGACGCTGGGAGTAGGCAATTTTTGCCCAGGTAACATCCATCGTCGCTAACTCACGAGCGAGCCGAGGCGTGAAGACTGAGCATGAAATATCAAGGTGCTCCTGGGCATAGGCTATCAGCTCGGGCATTAGATTTGCCGGCAGATAGACGTTAGAGCCTGCTGTCTCCCGGGGGAACAGTTGAAACTTGCCGTACTCCAGGCCGCAGTCCTCCGCGACACTGATAAGTTCTCGGGCCCTTTTAAGTGAGCCTAGGTGGCACGACCCAAAATCAGCTATGAGTTTCATTCTCCCTCCAGCTTAGCGGCAATCTCGTCTTCATGCCGCTGATCCATGTAGATAACCCGATTATTGTCCGGTGCTGTGGTAGCGCGGGGTTTCTTCTGGCCCAATAATTTTAACAGGATTTTGTACTGCATCAGAACTATTACTATTTGGCATAGGCTGATTAGCAGGACGGATATCATGATTGCTGTTAACATCAGAAAACTCCCTCTGTAAAATGTCTCGAATTAACTGGCTCGTGTTACAGGTGGAGGCACGGATCCGTATCGCCAAGGATTCCTCAACTTTAGTCCACAGCACGGATCCGTGATCTCCATAAATTTTCGGCCGGCCTCGTCCACGTTTTTCCATACCCATAATATATACCTTGCCGCGAATTAGTGCAAATTAAATTTGCACTAATCTATGAGCGTGTAATAATGCTCCGGGTAATGGACCCTAAACCACATTGAGACAGCAGAAATCTCTCGGTGAAATTTTTCCATGGTCGTCTCATAAGGGGTGCCCTTGTACATCTCGATCAGCCGTTCTACTTGCTTCGGATCGCTTTCCGTGGCACCAAGAAACCAATCATATAAGGCCACCTGAACCGGACTGCACTTTATCGAGCCACCGCCGAACCGGTTCTCAATAACCTCATCTTTCGTACCAACCTCGAGATTCTTCAGAAGCTTTTCAACGGTCGTATCAATTTCCTGCAATGCTTGTGCCTCGTTCATAAAGACTCCTTATTTTTTTGCATAATTTTCAAAGCCCACTTTTCGACATCACCCCCAGCGGCTTGAAACTCCTCCAGCGTCATAAGCTTGTCCCCTGAGACAAGCCACGCGGATAAAAAGCCCCCTTCGCCATATAACTCACAATATCGTTCGTAGCTCTCTACACAACACTCGTTCATACATTCCTCCCCTCTGGAATTTTGTAAAATTTTGTTATAGGATATCTTTTATGAACTGCATCAAGAGCATCCATATCTGCATACAATCCATAGTTAAGGTGTTCTACTGGTACTGAGCATTTTCCGGCCCAGTCACACCAGTAAGCCATATGCCCCTCTTTGGCCTTCCGCACTTTAACTTCCCGAACCACCAACTTACCCTCTTCGTTCTTGTACAACATCTGACTCATACATTCCCCCAGGTTTGGCCGGCAACATCGCCAACCATGCTATAATTATACCCAAATTTTTCACCGAACCACAATAAAACTTGCAAATATTTGTAAATACATGGTACGAAAGTTGCTTGTGAATTAAACTTGCAGGTAAGACTTGACAGGAATGTGGCCGGATATTATATTAGGTGGTAGCGAAGTCCAATCAAAAGATAACCAACACAAAAATTTCAGTTCGATCAAAAGCCTGTTGGACACCGGACTTCGCAAACTCGGTTATCTGCCAACGGGCTTTTGTATTTTGTACAAAGGCTCCATACAAAATTTTACCTGTAGGAGGCCTTTTATGTTTCTTTATCAAAAATGGCTGGTAGAACAGGGCGAGTTCAAAGTATTGGATAGCGATTCAAAAATCATATTTTTGATGTTGATGGAATTTGCAGGAACTAAACCAAATTTAGCAAAAAATTTAGGAACCGCAGAATGCTTTCCTGGATATGAACTTTTGGAAGGACTTACTGGCTACAGCCATCGGAGGATCGCTGATGCATTAAAAATATTAGAAAATTCTAAATTGATTTCAATCAGACATCGAAATAAGAAATCTAATGTATATCGGATACTAAATCTGATCGCTCCCGGTAATCAAAACATAATGTCTGATGAAGACTTGAAAGTCTATCGAAATGCACTTAAGGCCTTAAATGTAGTCCAAGCTCCTCTATGTAGCGCGGCCAGTAATATTCAGATATTGAAAAGTCATCTTTTGAAAGCTCTACTTATCTATTTGCAGGATTCTTCTTTTAGCTTTCATGACGACATGCCTTCATCTTATCAGGAACTTTTTCATCTTCTTCAATGTGAAATGGACCGGTATGATAAATTAGATGAAAAAGTCGATTGGAATGATATCTTATCAGATTACATTGAACTCATGGCTACATGGATAGAGAAAACAGAAGAAGAGTGGAAAGAATATCTTAAACAGAATCCTGATAAAGAGACTAAGCTTAAATATGTGACATCATATGTTCCTATCTCTATGAGAGATCTGATATGTGATATTCTTCAGTCAGACAGCATAAAAGCATGAACGTCCTATATCTTACTAGCGAAGGTATTCAACCTATGGACCGCGTTTTTCAATTTAACCTGGAGGTAGTATGTACGTAGAGGTTCCAGACTGCATAGCAGATAGGATTTTGGCGATCGATTGCCCTTATGAGCCACCTGAATGGACCGCGGATGGAGATAAGGTAAATTGCACCGCAGGTGAGATTGCAGCCTGTTATGATGCAGAGACCGCAACTGAAATAGCAGCGGCGCACAATATCGATCTTAGGCGCAAGGCAGTTATGAACGGCCCTCCCCTTACTAGTTGAAGTCCGCAGCCTGCATGTCCATGCAACCATCTTTACAAAGGATAATAAAATCATGCAAGATGAATATTTCTCAAGTAGTTACGTATCAAAGGTACTAAATATAGGCCCAAGAAAGTTTATGAAGCGTCTTCGAGATCTGAAATTGCTGAATTGGGAGAATTTACCGGTAAAGCGTGCCCCACAATATTTTAAAGTGGTAAGCAGTGAGCACGGCTGCAAGACTTGCTATGCCACTCGATACAGCCATCTTTTCATCCAAAGAATTCGTCCCCACATAGCGGACCTACAGAAAGAAGACAAACTCCCCATGGTGGAACGCTTATGAACCGTTACGAAATCTTACTCGAGAAGAAGCCCCCGGAGTCTCCTCCACATTTTATTAAGGAGGGGTATGATGTTCTCATTCTTACAGAGCGTTTCTGCCCGCCACCCCCTGATTACAGTCCGCATTTTGCAACTTCAATCGTTTTCGTCCCTGAATCATACGTGTGGGGCGGCAATACATGATCATCCAATGCCCAAACTGCCCCAACGTTTATATTATCGATTACCGCCCAGACCTCATCACTCAATTCGTGACCTATTGCCCAAGTTGTGGCAAGGACAGCACGAACACCACCCGCGGCCGTGACGAAAGCTGTCGCCCATCCCGCCCTTGGCCTACGCCCTCCCAGGCCCTTCAAAATCAATTTCTGAGTTCTCTAAAAGAGATTGAAGAAACCGAAGAACCTGACAGCAATTGGTTTGCCCATGGTGAACCCGATGCTTGGGTTGAACAAGGTATGCACCTCGCCCGAGTTCAAAGGCTCAAAGGCGGTTTTGTTCATGAGATTAACGACGGAGATTGCTTTTACGGGCATAAAGAGACACATCACCCCGTTTATCGGACCAATCAGACAAAATACCGCAAACGTAAAAAGTCCTCTTGATTTTAATAATCTGCTAATTTATAATTATATAAGACAGGGCGAGGTACGCCCTGACGTCAGTCACCCCCCGGGGTGCCGGATGCAACCCAGAGGAGACATACCGTGCCAGGTAAGGTTGGGAAGCCGCTGAAAGTACGCTCGAAGAAAGAATTACAGTCGCTAATTGATGCTTACTTTGCAGCGAATAGCTCTTTGTCATTATCGGGGTTATGTTTAGCACTTGGGCTAGCACACAGACGCTCACTTAACGAGTATGAGCAGAACGCTGAGTATGGCAACATTATAAAAAGGGCACGCCTGAAAGTCGAAGAATATTACGAGAAATTGGCGTGTACCAACCATTCAGCGGCGGGTCCGATTTTCATACTCAAGAACATGGGCTGGTCCGACCGGCAGGAAATTGAACATTCAGGCCAATTGACCAACATCATCCGCTATCCATACAAGCGACCGGGGCCCATTGGAGACGTCAATACAGCAGTGGGATCTGACTCCTAAGCAGGATCTTGTACTCTCCCTTGTCGAAAGAGAAATACTTTTTGGGGGAGCCCGGGGTGGTGGAAAAACCCACTGTGGGCAAATATGGCTTACCTGTGATGAAGATTACATTCTCAACCCTCATTATCGAGGATTGGTTTTACGTAAGTCTTTTCAGGACCTCAGTGACTGGATAAGTAAAGTTCGAACCTTACTTATAGGAAGAGCCGAAGTCTTCACGCACCCGGCCGAGATTCGTTACCCAAGCGGCGCTGTGATTTACATGGGGCATTGGGGCGATCCTTCCGCTGTGTCAATGTACTTGGGGCGTGAGTTTCAGAAAATCTTGATTGAAGAGCTAACGGACTGTTTTGCAACTGAAGAAGATTACCTCAAGCTACTTGGCTCACTCAGATCATCAGACCCCACTCTTATCTGTCAATGCATGTCGACGACGAATCCTGGAGGGCGTGGTCACAGTTGGGTAAAGCGTAGATTCGTTGATGTAGCCAGAAATAAGACTTATTATGAAGCTCACTCAGGTCATACACGAATCTTCATTTCAGCTAAGGTCGACGACAACCCGCATATCACACTGAACGACCCAGCTTACGTTGAGTATCTTAATAATCTACCAGCACGTTTGAAGGCCGCATGGAAGGATGGAAGTTGGGAATTAGCCGAGGGCGCTTACTTCACCGAGTTCGGCCCGCACATGTCAATCAAACCTTTCGAAGTTCCTGAAACAGATTGCATATCAGGCCACAGGTTATTCGGCTCACTTGACGTCGGGAAATGTTGTTCTTATGGACAATGGTATCTTCATCCTGATAACAGCATTCATCGCCTATTTACATATTATTGCGAATTAAGTTCTATTAGAGATCATGCAGTAGCTTTGAAAAATTTTATTGAAACGCATACACCAAGCCACGGGCATTTTCCGAAGAAAATTTTCGTTGGTCCGGATGCTTGGACCAAGCGTGGTACTGATGAGATGGTTTGGAGAGCGCCCATTGATGAATATATCGATATCTTTCCCAAGGGGATTGATTGGGAGAAAGCGAATGACAATAGGGTCAACGGCTCATTCATCATGCAGGATCTTTTTAAGTTACGTGACGGCCGGCCGCAGGTTTATTACGTTGACAAATATAATAGACAATTTGAAGATGCAATTCCAAGTGCAATGAAAAGCCCCGGTAATCCTGATGATTACGAGAAGACGAATGCCTGGACCGATCATATACTTGACGAAGCGAGATACGGAATGGTCGGCTTATATAGCTGGTTGACTGGTGAGAAAAAAGCGGTCTATCTGAGACAGCAGACGCAAAAGTGGAATGAACAATTTGCCCATGCAGACTGGTATGATGGGATGTAATAAGGAGTAGTTATTATGGGAATCCAGATCGAAGGCTACAGGACGATTTTCGAAGAAAGCGTTTCTGCGACTACAGCTACTCCTTCCGTTTGGCCTGGAACCAAACGCCTCCATGCTGGTAAGGAATACATCTACGCCTACAATAGCACCGCTTCAACTATGGCACAGGCGGCTACAGTACTAGTAGACTCTACGGGCTATGAGCTCCAGTCTGACGTCTTGGGCACCGCCTCAGTGGTCTACACAGGCACTCTCAACGACGTTGCAATACCGGCAGGAAAATATGGTTGGGTTGCCCTTAATGGGTACAGGGCCGATGAAGGAGCCACGGGTATTCAAGGCAAAACAGGAGTTCAAGGAGCCACGGGTATTCAAGGAGCCACGGGTATACAGGGTCAGACAGGCTTACAAGGTCAGACAGGTATATTGGCAGGAGGAATTACAGGCGCTGGAACTACCCCTGCAGGTACTGTTGCAGTAACAATTAGTGGATCCAATTTTTATCTGCTTTATTCAGCGGGGGCATAAATGATAGACACAGCGGCAAAAGCAATTCATGAGTTTGGGCCTAATTTGTTAAGTGCTATCAACGTTATCTGTACTGCAATAGTAGCTATAGTCACTGCAATTATCGGTTATTTGGGTGGAAGGGTACATGGAACGGTGATAGCAGCCAAAAAAAACGGCGGAGCAAAATGACTTACATTTATGCGTGCGATTGCTGCGGCCTTGAATCTGAAGTCTCCAAGCTACCCGAGCATGCAGGCCGAGAAGAATTGTGCATTCAGTGCAACGCCCCCTTACGCCGTATCTATAGGCCCATCGGCCTTAACTTCATGACTCTCACTCCCCGGGAGAAGAATGATGTTACTAAATATAAGCTGGATACCGGGCGTGATCTGGTCTGTATTGGGGATGATATCTCGTCGTTGCAACCGAAGCTATCGGAATATGATTTACCACCTGAAGTTACTTCTAAGTTCGAGGGATAAATAGCCATGGCAGATATGTTCGAAGGCACGAGAGACATAAATAGCCCTATGGACATGCCTCGAGTTATCCCCAATGATAACGATCGGGGAGGCTCATCCCCAGACTTCAAACTCGCCGTACGCTTATTCACTCAGGGCAAACAGGTTCGAAAACAATACGACCAGGATTGGGATAAATGGCTCAAATGGTACGGCGGACAGCAATGGGACTGGAGACGCCCGTCTTATAAAGCCAGCCCTTCCATGAACGTGCTCAGGCCAGCCGTTCAGACCGTCCTTCCTATCATGACTGACGCTTCGCCCGATTTTGACATCAATCCGCAGGAGCCTACCGATTACCAATTCGCCGACACGCTCAATAAGCTGGTTGACAATTGGTGGGCACGCAGAAACATGCAGGTCACCCTTACCTATAATATTCTTGACTGTCTGATATTCCCCTGTGGAATCATGAAAGTCGTTTGGAATGACGAGCTTGACGGCATAGGAGATATCGAATGCACTCGGGTAGACCCAAGAAATATCTACATTGATGCTGATGCAACTGACTTTACTGACGCAAAGTATGTGATTGAAGAGAAGTGGATCGGGGTGGCGGAACTCAAGCTTAAGTTTCCGGATAAGGCCCAATATATTACAGGTGCTCGCACGACGACCGACCCCAAACAGAAAACTGAAAGCAAAACCATGGCTGGGGATATCACGTTACAGTCCCCAATTGATCAGGATATCCCCTTACAAAGCAACGGTGATTCAGACAAAAACACTTCGGCTACAGCAGGCCAGCTCAAGATTGTTCGAGTTTTGGAATGCTGGGTACGGGATGAAACTCTTGATGAGATGCAGATAGAGGACAAGCAAAACGGTGGCATGAAGTCCGTCCTCAAAAAGAAATACCCCCGTGGCAGGGTGATTACCATATTACCCGATAGCCAAGTACTATTACAGGGCGTCGACAACCCTTATGCGGACGGCAAGTTCCCTTACATTCGATTCATCGACACGGTAGTCTCCGGACAGTTCTGGGGTGAAGGTGAGATAAGCCCGCTTATTGAGACGCAGAAGCTTATTAATAAGGTAGGCTCGACGATCACGGATTGGTGCAATAGAATGACCAATGGCGTGTGGATCGTGGACGATGACAGCGGCGTTAATACGGCTATGCTTACAAATCAAGTCGGTTTGATTATCAACAAGAAGCGTGGAACTGAAGTCCGTCGTGAAGCTGCCCCCAACTTACCCAGCGAAGTATTCGAGTTTTATAATCTCCTTATGAGATTGATTGATCAGCAATCAGGAATTCATGATACATCTCGAGGCAGGACGCCTACTGGTGTGACGGCAGCATCAGCTATCCAGTCTCTGCAGGATGCTGATCAGACCCGTATAAGACTGAAGGAGCGCAATCTACAGGCTTCATTGGTGCAGCTTGGATATATGGTTGTATCCCGAATGCTTCAATTCTACACGACCCCTCGAGTCGTGAGAATCACAGGCACACAGGAATGGCCTGAGTTTTATGAGGTATTCTTCTCACGGGAAGAACAGCAAGAGCAGGGTAATCCATATCCTGATCAGTTCCCCAACCCTGAAGAAATGATTCCGACCAAAAAATTTATTGCGAATACCAAGCAGTATCAGTTCAGCCCATCTACTAGGCAATATGTAGCCGTGACTGATTGGCAGCAGACTGCCCCATCAAAAGGCGAATTCGATGTTGATGTGGTCGCCGGAACGTCCTTGCCCTTCATGAAGCAGAGAAGGACGAATTTGGCCTTTCAATTATTCCAGGCCCAAGCGATTGATCAAGAGGCCTTACTAGACGCCGTAGAGTTCCCCAATAAAGACGAAATATTACGCAGGATGAACGAGGCTAAGCAGGCTGCGGCACAAGCTGCTCAGGCGGCTCAAGCCCCACCAACAGGTCTACCAGGCACTATACCATTACAGGGCGGAGCACCAGTCCCGCCAGGACAATAGGAGGCACAATGCCAGCATATTCAGCTTATCCGCCTACTAGTAGTATTCCCGGTATGGGGGGACCTGCCGATCAGGCGGCACCGCAGGCTCAGTCCGGAGCTGAGAAAATGACCAATCCATTTTTCCAGGCCCTAAAAATTATTGGGATTGGGATTAAGACGGCTCAATCGGCTGGTAACCCCAACGCCCCGCAAATGGGAACGGCGTTCTCCAGCCTATTACAAAGCATGTCTCATCCTAGTGTAGCCCAGGCAGGCCAACCAGGACAGGGCCAGCCAGCTCCTATGCCTGGACCAGCTCCACAGGCAGGACCGCCGCCGGCTCCAGCAGCACCAGTTGTGCCGCCAGCCCCGGGTCCGAGTGCAGGTCCGCCAGCTCCAGCAGCGGCACCGCCTATGCCACAACCGGGAGCTTTCACGGGTCAGACGCCTTTGGGCCAGCGTCCGGGTCAACGTATGTTTGGGGCTCCTGGTGCAGGCCAACGTCCAGTTTCGAAACAACCAGTAATCTTATAGGAGGTCAATCATGGGTGGAAGTTTTGATGGTGTTTACACAGGTGATGAAGGATGGGCCAAGGGTGGTGATCGTGAGAGCATGAACAATGCTTTCGGTTCAGCCGGCGCTTCCAAGGGTGGACCACTTGAATCGCCCGAAGAGAATTTTATTGGCCGTTCCATGAGCCCCGCGGCTCTTGGGGATCCGGCTAATAATCTTCCAAGCGTTAATAGCGTCAAACCTGAATCTGATGATTCATTTGATTGCATGGCGGATAAAGCACCTTTATTCGGTAAATAATATCCTGGGGAAAGCTCAGGGAGCAATGCGTACGCACCTCACCTAAAGGAATGAATATGTCTTACAATGAAGCACAAGAACAGGCCGTCGCAGAGTTAGATGCTCGGCAACCGAATGAGTCCGAAGATCAGACTCCCGTTGAAGGCCAAGAGAATAATGCTGAGGGCCAGCAGCAGGTTACTGGTGGCGATCCGAATTGGAACCCACAGGAATGGCAACTCAAGTTTAGAGACCAAGTCGTAGTTCCAAAAGATCGTAACCATCTAATCAATCTGGCTCAGCAGGGGTTCAGCTATTCACAGCGAATGCAGGAGATGAAGTCGCGTGAAGATCAGCTCAACGCCCAAAAGGCGCAGTATGATCAGTATGCGAAGCTCGAAGACGCGTTCGCCCGGAACCCGGCATTCAGAGAACAGATCATGCAGTGGTATCAGAACAGCCTTACTCCAGGGGTAACCCAAAGTCAAGCTGCCGCTGCGAGTCCTCAACAGTCGTCTATTCCTCCTGAGTTACTGCAGGAAATACAGTCTCTCAAGGAATGGAAACAGAATTTCGAATCGTTTCAACAGCAACAGCAAGAGCAGCAGGCCGACAATGAGATCATGAGTGAGATCCAACAACTCCAGCAAAAGTATGCCCGTGACGATTGGGAGAGCCCGGCGTCCAACGGTAATAGTTTACTGAAGGAAGTGATCAAACATGCTTACGATCTTGGCGGCGTCAAGTTGGAGACAGCTTATAGAGATTTGATGTGGGATTCTCATACCAAGCAATCTGAGATTGGTGGGATGAAGAAGGCCGCTGAAGCTCAAGCTGCCTCACGTAAAGCTGGTGTGATTGCAGGTGGACGTTCCAAGGGAGCGGTTCCAAAGCAAGTTGACACTGCCTCGATGGGCTACTCGGATATCGAAAAGCTGATTAAGTCGGAGTATGGCATCAACTCGTAAATTACCTATATTATTGTTCGGAGGTAATTTATGGAGTATAAAAAGTGTGTCAGGTGTAAGGAAAAGAAACCCGTATCGAAGTTCAGTTTGAGGCATAGAAATGATGATCGCTACAAAAAGAAGGATTATTATTTTAGTGCTTGCAAGGATTGTGAAAAAGAGTACATGCGAGAATCTAAAAAGAATTCTTACTCAGGATCACCTGAATGTACTCGGGAGCACAACCTACGAAAATATGGGATTACAACCGAGCAGTATGACACTATGCTGACCGAACAAGGGAATGTATGCAAAATCTGTAAGTCTCCTACAGCGGGAGGCAGAGGGCGCTTTCATGTTGATCATGATCATAGAACTGGTGAGATCCGTGGACTTTTGTGCCACAGATGTAACACAGCTCTTGGATTAACTAATGAAGACACAAGCATACTTTCTAAGATGATTCACTACATCAACGCAGGAGATTTATATGGCTCTCACGTACAATGAAATATCTGCCATTTGTCAATGACGTGGTGGCAGTAAAATCCGGTAAATTGCTGGAACATCCCTATGGGACAATCAGCAGCCAAGCTTAGAGGGAAACCTCTTTGAAGGTTCAGAGACTAAGGAAAGCCTAAACTCGCAAGAGCATGGCGATAATACCTGCCCGATAAAACGGGTACGCCGGACACCGAATGAGGTGATGATATAGTCCGCTCTTACTGGTAACAGTAAGCTAACACAAAGACACGGAGAAGTACTTCAAGCCCAAATTAGTGGATTAATTGAAAGATGTGGTCCACGTTAAATCGCTGGTGATTACTTGGAACCTCCTATTATTTTAATAGGACAACCAGAGGCAAGCCAGGAGACATCATGAACGCAGCTTATGTAGCAGGATTCTTTGACGCAGATGGATGCTTGAGCCTGAGATACGGTCGAGAAGGCCGTGCTTTTTCTCTTTATGCCATCGTCGTTCAAAAGAATAATACTGTTACCCAGAAGCTGCTTGATTATTACGGTGGGAGTATGGGCATTGTCAAAAGAGGCAAGCGTACTTATTACCGTTGGGTGATGTCAGGACAGGCAGTTAGAGTCTTTTTAACCGACATAGAGCCTTATGTGATCGATAAGCGTGAACAAGTCTTACTTGGGATTGATGCCATCGATCATCAAAAGGAATGTGGTAACAGACGCTATCTGAAAGGCGTATGTGGCATACAGCCTTTATCAAAGCATGCAAAAGCATATCGCAAGAGCATGTGGCTCCGTATGAAGGAGCTTAATACCTGTCATAAATCCTTTGCAGCCGCAGAGACTAAGTCCAGCGACCCTGAAAAGGGATGCGATAGTCCGGCCCTGGCAGTAATGTCAGGAGGGGCAGCCAAAGCCCCCGCTATCCGTAAGATAGCGTAACAAAGCGAATATCTTTAAGTCCAACGTCCTTCTTGCTCGTCTGCGTGACAAGCAGGAAAAACAGGACGGCGGAGAAAGAATCCTGTTGCCCGTTGCTTATGCGACGACAACAGCGGCTGGCTCATATGTAGGCGCTGACACTTTGTCAACTACACCGAATGACCAGATCACGTCCGCAGAGTTCATCTGGAAACAGTACTATGCGAATATCACCATCACCGGACTTGACGAATTGAAAAACAGCGGAGACGCTGCAAAAGTCTCGTTTGTCAAGTCGAAGGTCCAGCTTGCCGAAAAGTCAATGGCGTACGCTATGGGTAATGATATCTATACCGGAACTGCCGCTGCGGCCCTCGTTGGTCTGCAGACGGTCGTTAGCACAAGCCGTTCCTACGGTGGTATTGACAGCTCTTCCTATAGCTGGTGGGATGCTCAGGTTGACAGCACGACTACAGTGCTCACCATCCCGAAGATGGAGAGTCTCTTTGGTCTTTGCACAATCGGAAACGTTCATCCTACGCTTATCGTCTGCACCCAGGCGATTTGGGACAGCTACTTCAGCTTGCTTCAGCCGCAACAGCGATTCATGGACAGCAAGATGGCCGATGCTGGATGGTCCAACGTGACCTTCCGTTCGGTTCCAGTCGTGGTCGATAATAGGTGCCCTACGTATTACATGTTCCTGCTCAATGAAGAGTACATCAAGTTGTACACGCATTCCAAGCGTGACTTTAAGCTGGAACCTTTCATTAAACCTGTCAATCAGGACATTGCAACGGCGAAAATCTATTGGGCAGGCATTCTGGCATGCGACAATCCACGTCTCCAAGGCGTATTCAGCGCTCTTGCTGCTTAACCACAATAAAAGGAGACACAGATGTCTGACTATGACTACAAACAGGTAAGCGAGGAATCAGTCAGTGCCGTGACTGCTACTCCTACGGTTGACCTGGGTACGCAACGAGTTTACGGCGGCAATGTCTATACCTATGGGTATAACGCCGGAATTGTAGATGCTACCCAATACACTCCAGTTTTGATAGCAACAGGCTCAACAGGCTACAGCTTTACCGGTTATTGGACATATACTGATGGAACATATATCCCTGCACCGAATTTTTTCGGTGTCGTGAAGCATGCCACAATTACGGCGGGTAGTTATGGCTGGGTTGCAACCAGGGGTTTTGTAGACGTCATGGCTGCGACTGGTATACCTGATGTTGTAGCGGGTGATGCTATTGCTATTGGTGCTACCGCAGGACGCTGTAAGGCTGCAACATTTACTTCGTATATCACCCAACTTATCCAGAACCGGTATTTTGGGCATGCGATGCAGTCTCAGGGTCATACTGATAGCACGACAGGTCATTTCACAACGTACATCCGATAAGGAGTTATTATGAGCATTTATGATCAGAAATCCTTGTGGGAGGAGTCGGTCAGTGCCGTGACTGCAACTCCTTCTGAGGATATTGGTACCCACCGCTATTTTGGTGGGAATGAATACATCTACGGCTATAATGCTGGTGGTGATGCAAACCAAAACCGGATTGTCATCCTCACAGCGGCCACAGGTTATTCGTTCGTGGTGACCTATGTTACGGGAACTGGTGCCGTCCTCGACAAGGGCAACACGGTTCTCGGTGTCACGCAGAACGCTACGATCGCGGCCGGCTACTATGGCTGGATTTGCACTCGTGGTTGGGTAGACGTAGCGGCGTCCGGTTCCAGCGTGGTTGCAATCGCGGCAGGTGATGCTTTGATCAACGGCCTTGACGGCTTTGTTCGAAGCTACACGTTCACCAGCGAAGTCACAGCGGCAATAGCCAAAGGTATTATTGGCTATGCAGCTCAGACAACGACCACAACTGGAGTTGGGGCAATGCGTTTCTATCTTCGGTAATCTAATGGGACCGGCCCTGGCCGCTTTCCCCCAGGAGAGCAGTTGGGGTCTGGTCCCTTATCACTTCAAACCTGGGGGAGAGTAAGTTATGGATTCTATGGCAGTGAATGTAGATCCAGTGGTAGTCAATCAGTACGAAGCTCGAATCAAGGAGCTTACTGATCAGATAGCGCAGATGCAGCGGACCATGGTTCCTATGCAACTCATGTTCCAAAGCACCATTGATGCACCACCTATTGCCAAAGAGGGCCTCTATCAGCAATCATGTGGTAATGACGCTGTCACTATCAATCATTTTGCTGAGAAGTGGCTCGATCATATGAAACGGAATTCCGCCAAGTATGATGTGCAGCATAAAACAACTATGCTGACCTATGGCAAGTATGCTTATCGACCGGTGATTTGTGCCGGGTCTGGGCCGTCCCTTAAAAAGAACGCCCATCTCCTTATCAATAAGCCTACCGAGATAGGCCTTGTTAGCTGCCTCCATAACTATGCGTACTTCACGGACCTTGGTATTAAAACGGATGGATATGTGAACCTGGACGCAGGGGATATCACAATCCCTGAAATGAGTCAGGGTGGAAAGCACCCCGCGGATTATTATTGGGATGCTTCGAAAGACTGTACGCTTATTGCAGGATTAGTTTCGAAACCCGAACTACTTGACAAGTGGAAGGGTGAGATTCTTTTCTTCAATTCGCCAGTCCCTGATCAGGCATTCATGGAGCAGTCGGCCAAGATCTGTGATTTACAGGTTTATTATAACGTGGGTGGGAATGCTCTTGGGGCCTGTTATTATCATGCCCGGGCGGTTCTCGGGGCGATGCCTATCGTGTTTATCGGTGCGGATTTTGCTTTCGATTACACGAGAAAGTTTCATTCCTGGGAATCACCTTATGATAAGCAGTTCGCAGGGGTCGTTCCTTACACGGATATCTTTGGCAACAGAGTATTCACGTGGCCCAGCTATGCTAATTTCGCTGCGTGGTTTGTCCATCAGTCGCTCGGCGGGAATGGTAATAATCCTGTAATGTTCGTGAATTGCACAGAAGGTGGAATTCTCGGGGCTTATCCCAATGGTAATATTCGTACTATCACTCAGATGGCCCTGGCGGATTTCTTGACAATGTACACTCACCACAAGCTGACTCCCGAGTTGGTGAAGGGTGAAGTTGAAAAACCAAAGTTACTTTTTTAAGGAGAGTGGGTTATGGCAGTTACAGCTACTTGGACTCAGTCGGTTTTTGGTGACCGGCGTGTAGCGTTCGGTTTGGTGACCATGGCGTCGGTAACATCAGGTGCTATCCAAACCCCGCTGAATGTCATTCAGGGTGGATCCGTTACTATTTACAGCACTACATCAGCAGTGCCTAATTTCATTCCGTCTTTCAATCGGGCATCCGGTGGAACAGCAACCAATGGGTATTTGCAGATTGCTACATGCACTGCCGGTGATACGTTCAACGTTTGGGTATTTGGCGAATAACCAGGAGGAAGCAAATGCACGGTTTTGATGCTATAAGGGCTATCGATGCAACTGTCGTTGTGCCGTGTTTTGCGGCCGCCGCTTACAGTTCTTACGTGCCCATTCATGGGGCCAATACGCTTTTCGTCAAGGTGGCTACGGCAACCTCGGCGCATGCTATTGACTTCCAGCTTTCCGATACTACTTCTGCCAGCTACCCATATTTCATGTTGTCAACCAATGGCACCGGTGGTGGAGCGGGTGGGGATGCTACCCTTACCCGAATGAGAGTTCCATCCGGAACGCATGGTTGTATCTATGGAATTCAGAATGTAGCCGGCATGAGATATTTGAGGGCGAAATGTGATGTAGA